AGAACAACAAGGCGCAGCCCCGTCTGGCACTACACAGGCGGTTGAGCAAGTTATTGGTGAAGGAATGCAATAATGGATTACGGCAAACGTCCTGATGGCACACCGAAAGGAAAAGGATACTTCGGTGAGATTAAGCGACCTGATGGTAAGGTCATGACCGAGATATCCATTGGTGTTGGGTTAAACAACAAAGAGACATTGATCCCGTTGATTGTCCCCACATTAAGCCGTCAAGAATTGGAATATCTTAGAAAATCAAAAATTGATTCTCCTGATTTTATGAAGAATATTCCGCCATCAATTATCAATAAAGCAGTTGACTACGCATCAGGCAGGTTAAAACAAAATAAATCACCATTTGCTTTACCAGATGAGGTGATGGAATTACCAACTAAGTGAGGAGGATGGATGGCAGGCTGGGACGATATTGACGCGATTCCTACGGCAGATGTTAAGGAAGTCACAACTAAAAGAGAAGAATTAGATCGTCTTGCAAAGCGTGTATTTAGTACGGAAGACGGTCAGAAATTGCTGAAATGGATGCGAGAGGTTTATCTTGAGAATCCATCTTGGCAACCCGGTGCGGATAACAGTTATGGCTATTGGCGTGAAGGCCAGAACGCCGTTATTCGCGATCTTGAAGCGCGTATAAGGAGAGCAATCCAATGACAGACACCACAGAATCCGGTGGCCTTCTAGATGGAGAGTCTGCTGACTTGCCATCTGAGGAGACAACCTCCGATGCTGGTGCAGAAATCCCACATCTGGAACAACCAGCTAATCAAGCAGCGGCGGCAGATGATGACCCATTAGAACGTCCTGATTATTGGCCTGAGAAGTTCTGGAACAAAGATGGCAATGAACCTTTGCTCGAAGAAATTGCCAAATCATATACAGAACTTGAGAAGAAATTTCGTTCTGGAAAGCACAAGCCACCGGAAGGTGGGAAATACGATACGTCTGCCCTTGGCGAAGACATCTCTGGTGACCCTCTGGCTACGGCATATGTTGGTTGGGCTGCGAAGTATGGCCTGAGTCAGGAGGCATTTGACGAAATGGCCGGTCAATTCTCTGAGATCATGGGGGCGCAGGCACAAGTCTCCCAGCAGTCGGCAGAGAAAGAACGTGCTGCCTTGGGTCCGAATGCTGAACAGATTATTAAAGGCCATGTTCAATGGGCTAGAGGTCTGGTACAAAAGGGTATCTGGGGAGCCGATGACTTTGAGGAGTTTAAGAACTGGGGTGGCACAGCTAATGGCATCCGAGCGCTGACAAAACTCAGGGAAACCTATGAAGGTCGCATTCCTACTGAATCCGTACCAATGCAGGGCTTGCCAAGTAAAGATGAACTGTATGAGATGGTAGGTAAACCGGAATATAAGACCGACCCAGCCTACCGCAGGAAAGTGGAAAAGTTGTTCCAACAAGCATTTCCGTCTCAATAGAAGTCTCCACTCCTCCACGGAGTTTCCCCCGGCTGGTCCGGGGGTTTTTTATTGCACATATCAAAAAGATAGTGTATAAGCTTGCTTCAAGGACAACCTTCGCGGCCCTTTATAGGAGTGAATCTCCTCGCAAGGCGTGGCGTAAACGCAAGTCGCGGCCCAGTAATTCTGGATAACCAAGGCAAAGAGTGTTTTTTCAACTTTTTGACGAGGTAATAAAATGGCAATTTCAGTATCTAATGCCTTTGTTACCCTGTTCGATGCCGAAGTTAAGCAGGCTTATCAAGGCGAAAGCGCCCTGCGTAACACCGTCCGGCTCCGCACAGGTGTAGAGGCTGCAACCCACAAGTTCCCCAAAATCGGCAAGGGTGTCGCAACAGTTCGCGTTCCGCAGACTGATGTAACTCCTCTAAACGTCACCTACGCGCAAGTTACTTGCACGCTGTCTGACTACATCGCTGCCGAATATTCGGACATTTTCAATCAGGCTAAGATCAACTTTGATGAGCGTCAAGAACTCGTCCAAGTCGTCTCGAAGTCTATCGCTCGTCGTCAAGATCAGATGATTATTGACGCGCTGACCAACTCCAGCACTTCGCTGACAGTTGCTTCCAGCATCGGTGGTGCAAACACCAACCTGAATCTGGACAAGCTGTTGTCTGCTAAGAAGCAGTTGGACGCAAATAATGTTCCTCCAACAGACCGTTTTGTGGTCATTCATGCAAACAACCTCGCATCCCTGTTGGACGAGACAGAAGTTAAGTCTTCGGACTTCAACACTGTCAAGGCTCTGGTGGCTGGTCAGCTTGATACCTATCTGGGCTTCAAGTTCATCACCATTGGTGACCGTTCTGAGGGTGGTCTGCCATTGTCTTCTGGTGACCGTAAGGTTTATGCGTTCCACAAGCAGGCAGTTGGTATGGCCGAAGGTATGGGTTTGACCACTCGTATCGACTACATCGCTGAGAAAACCTCGTATCTGGTTGCTTCAATGTTCTCGGCTGGTGCTGTGGCTATCGACGCTGAAGGCATCGTGGAAATCACCTGCGATGAAAACGGCGCTTAAAGGAGAATAATCATGGCATTTAGTTCAACTGGTCTTAATTCTGCTGGCGCTCAGTCTAAAGCTGGCAATGCTCCACAGATGTGGACATACACAACCACCGATGCAATCGGCGATGTCAACACTGCGGGCTATTTCAATAGCATCGCATCGTTGGTCAAAGTCGGCGACATCATTTTCTGCCACACCAGCACTGGTGGTACTCCAGCGATGTCTATCGTCTGGGTGAACGCCAACTCCGGTACAGTGGTAGACGTAACTGATGGTCTGACTGTCACTGCTACTGACTCCGACTAAATCGGTTTAGCGTTGTTCTGGGGCTGGCTTCTCATTTGGGAGGTCAGCCCTTTCTTACATTAAGGATTCACGATGGCAGCCGGTGATACCTCTATTCGGATTTGTTCTGATGCCTTGTTGATACTAGGCGCAAAGCCAATCTCGTCTTTTTCCGAAGGTACTGATGCCGCCAATATCTGTGATCGGCTGTACCCAAACATCCGTGACGCGACAATTCAGCAGTATCCTTGGGCATTCTCGTTCAAGAAAGTTTCGTTGTCCCAGATCATTACTACGCCAATCAACGAATGGCGTTACGCATACCAACTTCCTGCTGACCGTATTGGCCCTCCTCGTGCTGCATTTACTAGCACCGCTGTTGGTGAGCGCCCATTTACCGAGTGGGAGATTTACGAAGACAAGTTGCTGACTAATTCACCAACTATCGTTATTGATTACCAGTTCTCTGTTCCTGAAAACAAGATGCCGGTGTACTTTGTTCAGCTTCTGAAGTACATGATGGCATGGCATTTGGCAGAGCCGCTGACGGATCAGGTTTCTAAAGCGCAGTATTGGCAGGTAGTTGCTGTTGGTACTCCCGGAGACAATGGTCGTGGCGGTTATTTCCGTATTGCAGCAAACATTGACGGCCAAGGCACACCGCCACAGTCGATTGAAGATTACAGCCTGATCGCTGTGAGGTACTGATGACTCGCTTCATCAACATCCAGACTAACTTTACATCGGGCGAGATTGACCCGCTTCTCCGTGCGCGTATTGATTTAAAGCAATATGAGAATGCTTGTGAGAAGTTGACGAATGTTATTGTCCAGCCACAAGGTGGCGTTAAGCGTAGACCGGGATTGAAGTATCTTGCAGAGATTGCTAATGCTTCTTCTGGCGCAAGATTAGTTCCATTTGAATTTAGCGTGACTGACAGCTACATGCTGGTTTTTACCAATAACCAGATGGCTGTGTTTAAGGATGGCACACTAATTACTAATATTAATGGTAGCGGCAACAGTTACCTTGATACAAGTTCTGTTGGACTGACTGGCTCTCGTTTAAATACGATCTGCTATACCCAGTCCGCTGACACAATGATTATTGTTCACCCAGACTTTAATCCTGTAAAACTGGTTCGAGGGGGTACAGATGCCTCATGGACAATCTCTGCTATTACGTTTGACTCAATACCATACTATGCGTTTACGCAGACTTTTACGAACCCCTCTGCGACGCTTACGCCTGATAAGACTTCTGGCACAGTTAAGGTTACAGCATCTTCTTCGGTATTTACGGCGGGTAGTGTAGGCCAATACATCAATGCAACGCCACAAGGCAGGATGAGGATAACGGCTTATGATTCTGGCACTGTGGTACGGGGAATCACTGAGATACCGTTCTTTGACACTAATGCGATTGCCAGTGGTTCTTGGGAAGTTGAGGGTGGTTATGAGGCGGTATGGTCATCAACAAAAGGCTGGCCTCGGACAGTAACTTTTCACGAAGGCAGGCTGTTCTTTGGTGGCTCCAAGAACCGCGTCTCAACGGTATGGGGTAGCAAGG